GCGACCGTCGGGGCCGCCCCGCCCCGTGGTTAACTAAAAAGTTAACCCCGGCTGATATCGATAGGATAGAAAACGAAATACTGGAGTACTCCTCAAATGATTGAAACTGTATTTCCCTCCCTCACTATAAACCATTCCCAATTAGCTTGGGAGTCTCAGCTGGCGACGCTTACCCCGTGGCAGAACCGAGAAGGTATCTGGTTCAAACGGGAGGACTACTTCGCCCCGCTGGGGTACGGTGGCCCTAACGGTAGCAAGATGCGCCAGCTCATCTGGTACATGAACCGCTACCGAAGCGGTAAGACCCACGTGCTCACCGGGGCCAGCATCCAATCCCCGCAGCTGAGCATGTCAGCAATTGTGGGGGCGCATTACGGGCTCCGCTGCCGGCAGGTCGTGTATAGCAAACCCGAGACCGTCTTGCGCCATGTCAACCCCCAGGTTGCGGCGGGGTTTGGGGCTGCGTTTGAGTACGCTACCGGGCCGTACAACCCCATACTGCAGCGTAAAGTGGCTGACCTCAAACGGGACGACTCCCTAGTGGTTGAGTATGGAATCACGGTAGACCACAAAACCTACGACGCTGAGACGGTGCGCAAGTTCCACGAAGTCGGCGCACACCAGGTATCCAACCTGCCCCAAGAGGTCACGACGTTGATAGCCCCCGCTGGCTCCTGTAACTCCCTGACGAGCATACTCCTCGGGCTGTCCAGATCTCCCCAGAGCGTATCCCGGCTGCTCACCCTAGGCATTGGCCCTGACAAACGCTCCTGGATGCGAGAGAGGTTAGATTTAATTGGGGTAGATGTTAATAACCTGCCGTTTGAATGGGAGCACTTCAGCTTACATGACACCGGCTATAGCAAGTACAGCGATGCTTTCAAGGGTGAGACCTATGCGGGCATCAATTTTCACCCCACTTATGAGGCCAAAATGTGGCGCTGGCTCAAAGCCCAAGATGTTCTGGGCAATGTTCTACCTAAGAATGACTCAGTCGGTTTTTGGATAGTCGGTAGTGCGCCCGATGTCAACGTGGTTAAGCCTTTCTACACACACCCGGAGGCAGCATGAAATTACTTTTAACCGAACGCGAGCGGCTAGCTTACATTTCAGGCGACACCCGGCTCGCAACCGCAATAGCTGAGCACATGGACACTGCGCAAGCGCTTAGCAACCTGCTCACTCACGTCCGGGAGGACGTTGAAGAAAACCGCTCCACCCGGCACCTGTTTGAAGTCCTCGATGATGCTGAGGCTCATCTTTCAAGGGTTATGCCATGATTGATTATCGCCTTAAAGAGCACCGGGCAGGTTACTTTAAAGACCTGTACTTAATGAGCCTACAGCACCGGGTTATGCCGGGGCTGGTCTACCTGTACATGCCTGAGTTGGCCGCACATTACAACTGGGACGCTGAGCAGCGGCTCTGGTTTGCTGTTATCAACGGCTGCACCCAGAACCCCATAACCTCGCTGCGCATATTCAACAAGTCACCTGAGGTTCCGCGCATGCCCGCACACTGGCAAGAGCTGGACGAGTGGTTCAATGCTGAGTGGGTCACGCTGCAGTTCGACACCGACCGGGTCAAGAACAAGCGCAACACGCTTAAAGCCCTGCACAGCTACAGCCTGCTCGCCAGCGCTGCGGGGTCGCAGGCTGCGCTTTGGAGCGACAAAACGTACCAAGAATGCTGGGACACTGCGACGCAGATATTTAGCTTTGGGCGGTTGAGTGCGTTCTCATATTTAGAGTATGTGCGCATTATGGGGTTTGGGGCTGCGTGCACTGACCTCATGTTTGAAGACTTTGACGGCTCCCGGTCACACCGCAACGGGGCGCTGTTCCTGCAGGGGATGGACCACCTGGTGTTTGACAAACGGGCAGGTAACGGGTTTGACGGCAAATACGATAATTTCACAGGCATGTGTGGCTGGTTAAGGGGTAAATCAGACCAGGTAATTACTGAAGTCAACCATCCCGATGCGGGGTACTTTACCCTAGAGAGCCAGTACTGTCAGTTCAAGAACGGGTTCTTCAGCCGTCGGTACCCCGGCGTTTACGCCGACATGGCCCACGAGCGCATCCAGTGGTACGACGAACGCGACTTCAACCGGGAGACTGAGCCGTTTAAAGCTATTCGCGCAGCCCACCTGCCGGACTGGTTGCGGGTCGAGTGCGACGCCAAGAAAACGCCTCGCGCAAATAAGGCTAAAATGTTTGCTGAGACGGGTAGAGCTTACCGCCTTGAACACTTTATAACGGAATAACTGAATGAAACACCAGATCGTAAACATCCGGGGTTGCAACGGCTCGGGCAAGACCACCATCGTGCGTCGGTTCCTGGATCGGCTACCTTGTCAACCCCTCGGGGGTAAGCCGGGTCGCCCCGCTGGGTACACTGTAGACGCCTCCGGCTGGGGCATCTCGGTGCCCGTGTTTGTGGTCGGCAGTTACGAGAACACCTGCGGCGGTACCGATGGCATCAACACGCAGGAAGAGATCGCTGCTCGGGTGGTAAAAGCCCACGCGCTGGGCCACGTACTAGTAGAAGGGCTCCTCATGAGCAAAAGCTCTGCGGGGGGTCACGTGGCCCCTATCCTCAAAGAGCACGGGGCTATTTTTGCATTCCTAGACACCCCGTGGGAAATTTGCCTAGAGCGGGTGTTACAGCGCCGAGCCGCAGCCGGTAACGAGAAAGTGTTCGACCCTGGCAAGACCATGCGCAGCGCATATGAGCAATGCCACCGTAGCGCTGAGTTGCTGACGCTGGCCGGGGGTTACGATGTACGCTGGCTTAGCCACACTGATGCAGCGGGTGGGGTGGTGGGTTACCTACTGGGGGCTGAGCGATGATTGGGTCCTGCCCTTACCCCCGCCCTACCGCAGAAACCGTATGCTCGATGCCGAGCTTGCTGTATTTTATTTGGGAGCGAGAGGCCATTCGTTTAGCAAAAGAGAACGGGCACCCCGCACCCTGGACCGCCGACCCCGTACTGCAGAAGTACAAGTTCACCAACATCCGTCGCCGGGATGACCGAGTCTCTCAGTGGGTTATCAAACACTTGATGCAACCTAACGAGGACCGGCCTGACTTGTGGTTCACGCTGTTGGTAGCCCGATTGGTGAACTGGCCTCCCACTTTACAGGCGTTGATTCATGCCGGGGTACTACCCTGCTCTCCCGAGGAGTTTGATGCCCTCCGGTTTGAGTCGGTGCTCGAGGCTCTGCGTGCTACCGGGGTCAAGGTGTACTCGGGGGCTTATATGCTCTACCCTACTAAAAATCCGGGTATCAACAAAGCTCGCACCGTGGCTAAGTACATCATCGGTAGCGTGGTGCAAAATGCCCCGCACATCCACAACGAGCTTTGGCGGGAAGACTTGGAGCGGGGAGGCAGTATTGAACGATTCGTAGCTGCGTTATCTGCATGTTTCGGTGTTAGCACGTTTATGGCTGGGCAAGTAGCCGCTGACCTCACTTACCACCCCGATAGCCACTTAAGCTGCGCGGCAGACCTTTACAGTTATGCGCCGATCGGGCCGGGTAGCCTACGAGGATTAAATTACTTACATGGGCGGGCACCATTTGCAGCTTGGGAGTCTAGGGTGTTCACAGCGGCGCTGCAAGGTATAAATAACCGCATCGCGAACGAACTAGACCTTACAGATTTAACCCTACATGATGTGCAAAATTGCATGTGCGAGTATAGTAAATATTGTCGCACTGTGCTCGGTGAGGGGAAACCTAAAAATACTTATATACCTGAGAAAGGCTTCTGAATATGGAAATCAAAGTCCGCAATGTGAACCAGGCGTTTAGTGAGATATTTTGGCGCCTCAAGGCTGAGGGTCTCAAGCCCGAGCCTACTCGCAACGGCCCAGCGCTAGTCATGCCTGAGCCGGTGATAACCATTTACGAATGCCCCGTTGAGCGGGTGTTGTTTCATCCGGGGCGGGACGCCAACCCAATTTTTCACCTGCTTGAGAGCGTGTGGATATTGGCAGGGAGGAGGGATGTTGCCTTCCTGCAGCAGTTCAACAGCCGTATTGGGCAGTACTCGGATGACGGTAAAGTGTACAACGCTGCTTATGGTTACCGGCTACGTAAGCACTTTGGCCGGGACCAGCTGGTGGACGCCATTAACCTGCTGCGCCGTGACCCCGAGACCCGGCAGGCCGTTATGCAGATCTGGGACCCCGTGGATTTGCACAGACGCACCCGGGACAAAGCATGCAATACGCAGGTGATGTTTGACACTCGGGGCGGGCGGCTGAACATGACAGTGGTGAACAGGTCAAACGATATCTGGTGGGGGGCTTACGGGGCTAACGCAGTTCACTTCAGCATCTTGCAGGAATTTGTTGCGTGTTCTGTAGGCTTGCGTCCCGGGGTCTACCGTCAAGTTAGCAACAACCTACACCTTTACACCGAGCTGTACGAGGCGAAGCATTACGTGTCCCAACCGCCGATAGCCGAAACGTATGACCACTACTCCTCCGGCCACATTAGACCTTTACCGCTGATGCTTAACGGGGAGTTTAAATTATTTTTGGCAGACTGCGAGAAGTTTTGCGACGACCCTTTCAACCAAGAGGCGGCATACGTCCATCCATTTTTGAAGCACGTTGCGCACCCTATGGCGATGGTTAGCCGGGTGCGTAAAATTCACGCTGGTGATGGGCGGGGGTGGGCAGCCAAAGTACGCGCCGATGACTGGCGTCGGGCCTGCTTTGACTGGATTGATAAAAGAGACCTTATCCGCTCCGGAAAGGAGTAAACCCAATCGCTTCGGCTTTAGTGATTTGAAAATACAATCAAGCTGTGTGTTTTTTGGCCTAAAATTTACCTTAGCAAATAACTGCTATAACTGGAGTAACTGAAAAATGAAGATCATCGTCCGCATCAAAGACCAATACGGCCAACAAGTGGTAATCCCGGTGTGCGCTGACGCTCAGTCGTTTGCCGCTATCGCCGGAACCCGCACCCTCACCGCACAAACGATTCGGCACATCAAGCTACTGGGCTACGCTGTAACCGTTCAGCAGGAAGCGGTGACACTGTGAAAGAGCGGCTCGACTTCTTTGCTGCTGGGGCTGACGTTTTGCGGTACCACACGGTGCGCACCCTAACGCAGGAAACCGTGGGGCACCATTCCCATTTGGTAGCACTGCTTTGCACTTTAATCGACCCTGACGCCAGCCGCGAGTTGTTGATGGCTGCGCTGTTGCATGACCTCGCTGAGCAGGTCACGGGCGACATCCCTAGCCCCGCCAAGCACCAGTTCGGTATCAGCGAACAGGTATCTGAAATGGAGGCTAAGATCATGCGCTTAGCGGGTATAGATTTTCCTGCGCTCACGCTTAACGAGGCCCGCATTCTCAAGCTGGCGGACCTTGCTCAGGGGGCGTTATTTTGCGCTAGAGAACTCTCCCTGGGTAACTCCCGTATGCGGCCGGTGTTTGACCGCTACTATAGTTATGCCCACGATATGGTGCTAATTGGCCGTGAGCGCGAACTCTTTGAACTCATTAAGCAGGGCACTTTATGAGCACGGCTAACTCCCGCCAAGTCGCGGGCAACCATTACCAAGCGGGTAATTTTCAGCACTGGGACATTGTTGACACATGGGGTGCAGGCTACCTTGAGGGCTGCTGCACCAAGTACTTGTCCCGGTTTCGTAAGAAGAACGGCCTGCAGGACCTGCAAAAGGCTGACCATTACCTGCAGAAACTGATCGAGGTGCGCTCTGCGCAACCGGGCTCTCACGGCAACCCGGTGCCTCGTGTCGAGGTTGCCCGGTTCCTCGCTGAGAACGGCATCGTCGGGCTTGAGACCGCAATCATACACATCGTGTTTGAGTGGACGCAACTCGGGCAGCTGAAGGCCGCTCGGCACTTACTCGCGGCCCTCATTGCGGAGTATGAAGGCTCCGACCCTGGCCCCGGTTACGTCAATCAAGACCAATGAGCACTTACGTGTTTGACTGCGAAACCCTAGTGAACTATACCGTTGTAGGCTTTAAGGATGTCGACAACGGTGAGGTCACGCAAATCCGTCGGAATGAGGACCGTGCGGCTGAGCGGCTGCGGCAGTTCCTCAGCCAGTCGGATGCGACGTTTGTGGGGTTTAACAACAAGTTTTTTGACGACGTTATTGTTGCAGCCTTTGTAGCGGGGCGCACTGAGGTCGAGATGAAGCGCATTGCAGATGACCTCATCGTCAATCGGCTTCAGCCTTGGGACGCTGCGCGTAAATACAACCTACCCCATCTCGGGTTTGATAGTGTTGACTTGATTCAGGTCGCCCCGTCTTTTGTGGGCTTGAAAGCCTATGGCGCTCGCATGCACATGCCCCTGCTGCAAGACATGCCGATCGCCCACGACGCAGTTATTACCCCAGAGCAGCGTTTAACAGTTGACAGCTACAACGCAAACGACTTAAACACCACAGAGGAGTTACTGAAACGACTTGATGGGGAGCTAATGCTTCGGGTGAAAATGAGCAAGCAATATGGTGTAGATTTGCGCAGTAAGTCTGACTCTCAAATGGCTGAGCAGGCTTATATAACTACCATGGGTTTGAAGCGGGTCGAGAACACCATCCCTAAGACTATCACTTACACCCCACCTGCGTTCCTTAAGTTCAAAACGCCCGAGTTGCAAGCGCTGCTTGAGCGCACGAGCCGCCACGTGTTTGACATGAATCAAGCTACCGGGCATGTCATTCTACCGGACTTTTTAGGCGCTGAGGTAGTCACTTTCCGGGCGGGCACCTACCAGCTTGGGGTAGGGGGAATACACAGCACGCACGACAAGTCGGTATGCCACGTGACGGGGGGCGACGTTATCACAGACATCGACGCGGCCAGCTTCTACCCTAGCATAATTTTGGAGTGTGGGTTCGTACCTTCTGGGCTCGGAAACAAGTTTGTCCGGGAGTATCGAAAAATTTACGAACTCCGACTGGCAGCTAAGAAAGCCGGAGACAAGATCACCGACGCCACGCTCAAGATTAGCCTGAACGGTACGTTCGGCAAACTCGCCAGCCGCTGGAGCGTGCTCTACGCACCGGACCTCATGCTGGCGGTGACGCTGACTGGCCAGTTCACCTTACTCATGCTGATTGAATGGCTAGAGCACCTGGGGGCGACTACGCTGTCAGCTAACACTGATGGGCTCGCTGTGCGCTACCCCCGCCCGCTGCAAGCTGACGTGGAGCGAGTTGTGGCCCGATTTGGGCAGGTGTCAGGGTTCTCTTTTGAGTTTACCCCTTACCGCGTGTTAGCGATGAAGGACGTCAATAATTATTTTGCGGTCAAGATCGACCGCAAGCTCAAAGCTAAGGGCATCTACGCCCCGCTGAGCCTCAATAAAAACGCCACTGCACAGGTTTGTGCCGATGCTGTAGGCCAATGGCTAGCCACTGGCACACCGCTGCTCGAAACTATCCGGAACGCAAGTTTTGAGGGTTTTATAAGTGCTCGCAACGTGACAGGTGGCGGGCAGCAAGGTGGGGAGTATTTGGGCAAAGTAGTTCGGTGGTACATGTCTAACGAATTGGGGTTAGAGCCGCTACGGTATGTTAAGAACGGAAACAAAGTACCTAAGACTGAAGGGGCGCGGGCGTGCATGGTGCTCCCTTTGGGTAAGCCCGCTGACTTAGACTATACCTGGTACTACCGGGAGGCTTGTAAGATAGCACAAGCCTGCGGCTGTTTTGACTACTTAACGCCGGTTGAACAACACTTGATAAAAACTGTTAAAAAGGAAAAGAGAATCGCGAATGGAAAATAAACGAACAGTCTACGTAGCTCATGCTCATGAGCGCAAAGACTTAAAAGCAGCTGAGCAGTTTGGACGGTTGACCGATGTCTTCAGTGCCGTGGGGCGAAGTTACAATACCCCCCGCATGATAGAGCACGCAAGGCGCATGTTGTCCAACTGGCAACCGGGTGACTCGATTTTGATGATTGGTGACCCGGCTTTATGTGGTATTTGCATCGCAGTGGCCGCTGAGTTTGACAACGTCATTACCACGCTCAGCTGGGATCGTAACGAGTTTGTGTACATTCCGCGCCGATGGGATTTTAGTCCTGAGGCTCGGGGTGTTGATTCCGCAGCGTAAGCTGCTTAACTGTAAGGAGCTCTATAATGAGTAACTGGAAAGAGAGCTTGCGTTCCGGCAAGCAGCAAGTGCCCCCGCGCATTTGCATATATGGCGGGCATGGTATCGGCAAGTCTACTTTAGCTAGCCAATTCCCTAAGCCTATTTTCATCAGCACTGAAGATGGTATTGATTCACTGGATGTGGTGAGTTTCCCCAA